TTCAGTACCTATGTTTGACATATCCCTGCATATGCGCTGAAAATCAACCGATGGCATTGGCGTGTTCGTGGTCATAGTCATATCCGGAACTTCTATTTGATTTTCGTTTATATCAAGAAGTTTTAGTTCGAATTTGGTACAAGTTTTTTTAGATTCATTAAATATCTCTATATTCATATACTCCTTGGAATTAATGCTGATAATGAGTACGTCGTTATTTGTTATGGTTTTCAAAAGCTTATAGACGTTAGTCACATTAATACCTGTATCTATCTCACTATCACACTCGTACTCCTCAAAATTTTCAGCTGCTAGATGCATGTCAATGAGTGAAGTTCTCGCAGTATCTAACGTCACTATATACATACCATCCGGCTTAAAGTAAATATTCACATCGTTAAGAATATCTTTTAACACTTCAAATGTTGATTTGATTGCAGCCGCTTGAATAGTGACCAACTTCATTCTCAATAAATCTATTTTTAATTCTTTATATCAGTATACGCTTCGGATTTTACATCTTTACTGATTTTCTCCTGTAGATCCGTTGTCATAGCGGGCTGTAAAGATTGACCATAACTATCTAAACTAAAAATAGTATCCGTACCCTCTCCATCTAATGTCGTCATCCCAGAAAATCCAAATTCACAGGATTCTAACTCTTGTACTGGAAGTAAAGATTCTAACCATGCTTTTATTTCAGCACCGACTAATAATTTTCCATTCTGGGTCAACATCGTAGGTACGCGTGTGATCTTATTCCTAAACTTTGGCGGTATGCCCATATTATTTATATTGTGAAGATTAACAATCTGTCTCAATGTTTCATGTTTATTAATGTAGTTTAATGTTTCCATGCTATGTGAACAATTCGGGCTGAAAATTAACAGGGACATTCTAAAATAATTCCGTAAAAAAAAGATGAAAAAATTACACACTTTTTCTTACGTATATATAAATGAAAGTCGTAGTATTACTTTTCATAGTATTGCTCATTCTCATGTTATCCAGAGCGGAGCAGTACGAAACTACACGTACTCCTGATGAGGATCCAAAGCTCAATATGGAGGAATATGTCATAGATGAAAATTCTAAAGTAGATAAGGATTTACTTCAAAAAATTGTTCTGGAGACTAATAAGTATATAACAGAAAAAACAGGTTTATGTAACTACATCATAGAAACGACGGATATGAAAATTTATGCTCACAAGAAAAACAAAACAAAATTATACAAGTGCACATTCATGAGCGTAAAGGAAGGTGGTTTTTCTTATGGTATGTCTTATACGGTTGAAGTTATAGTAGCTAATGATGAAATAAATATTATAAACGCCAACAAACAACCCATGGATGTTAAACCTCCGGCCAATTCTTCACCATTCATGAAAGATATACAAGGACATCAATATATAGCATACGAAGAGATTCGAGATAGTGAGTTAGATTTATTAAAATTATAGTCATACCTAATTGTATGATCAGCGTAAATGATATATCAAAAGTCGTTGACAAAAGAAATCGTATCAAGAAAGAAACGTACGTCAAGTTATACGAACAAGTTACCAGGAAAATAAAGCGTGCTGTTGAAATCAAGCAACTATACGTTGATTTTGAAGTTCCTATGATGGTGTTAGGGTACCCAACTTATGATAGGATAAAAGCGACATCTTACGTCAAGCGTCAGTTAGAATTGGGTGAGTTTAATGTCGCAATCATAGGAGAATTTTTACTACGAATAACGTGGAAAATCAAGAAACAAATCCACAACGGAAAAAATGAAGACGATACCACAGAATTTCCAACCCTCGTAAATCTTAAAAAGTACGCGAACAAGTACAGGGGATTCGCGGGAAAAGGGTGATATTTAAAAGTGGCTACATGATATATGGATAATCTTAACATTCTAGTGGAAGCCAAGCGTGAATACCTAGACCAGCTTTCCATTCTCATGTGTCCAGTTATGATCGACGTGTTTGATGTCATGTACCAAGAAGCACACAAACTTTCAAAAGGCCGTAAGGTTCTCATCATGTTTCAGAAACTCTTACAAGATGTTCCAGAGTGGAACGAAACTATGTCTAAAGAACACACAGATAACATAGCTGATAGGTGCGCATGGTTTAAAGATCTTGTAGCTGCGGTATTTGTCAGTTCGGTGAAAATTTTGTCAGCCGTACGATTGAGCAAGGAAGTCAAGAAACTTTCCGTAAAGTTACCCTCGAATGAAATTTTTATTCATTCTTGTTATAAAAACGCAGCCAAGGATTTATATAAAAATCCATACATTTTCAGTGAAAATCAATCCGAATATAATCGCAACGATGAATTATTTGAGCGTTTTAGAATTTGTATCGAAGCGACGGTAAAGGAACTCATTCCCGTACAACAAATTCTTCAAACCTATATGAACACTACCGACGATATCATCGATCCTCAAGATGCCGACCTTGAAACTGACGATGTTGACGAATACGACGAAAATCAACCAAATGATGAACAAGCACCAGAACCAGAACCAGAACCGGAAATGGGTGGCGAATACAACCCAACTGGAGAAACCGAGGGGATGGTAGACGCACCACCGGAAGACTTAGCACCTCCCCCCATCGAAGAACCTATTGAAGAATCACCCATGGAGCAGCAACTCCAACCACAAGCTTACCCACGCCATTTTGAAAATGAATTTAGAACGATTCCACGGGTACGACCAGGACAACCACAAGCTCCACCAGAAGACGAAGATTTGTTTCCAGATGCACCCGATTCGAGAATAAAAAAAACTAGGTATTAGTATATGGATATAGACGAATATCTACGAGACCCCTTTGGAGCCAGTATTATAGCGGGTGGTTTAACCGCTGGTTATATCCACATGAAGGCTAAATTAAACAACGAAGGAACCCTAACAACTAGCGCATATGCTAAACCCGCCGCATTGGTAATGATTTTAGTGTATTTTATAGTATCGAATGGAATAGGTAAGCGTGAAACCATTTCAACAGACCCGTTTTGAATAACTTAAAGAATATCTACGTATCGTGTATATAATGACCTCGGTTACCGCCTTTAACGACATGATGGGCCAGTTCCTCACTGAACTCTACAAAACCTTCCCAGAAGAGAAGAGTATCAAGAAATACATCGCAGCCTTCGAACTCATGCGATCCGCTAACGGAAAGCTTGTTGTGGAAGGGTTTATGAATGGCGTTTCTCCTCATGTCGGAAAAGTAAACACTCGCGACGAATCGTTTTTCCTCGAAAATGCGGATAATATTGAATTTCTCCGCGACATGAACATTAAGGCCTGTTGGCCCAATGCGTCTGAATCTACCAAGGCTGCCATTTGGCAGTACCTTCAAACTCTATACATGCTAGGTACGACTATTACCTCAATCCCCCCCGAAACTCTCAGTATGATTGAAAATGTGGCGAAGCAGTGCGCTGATAAGCTTCAGACCGATGGTGAAGAATTGGATGAAGCCCAGATCATGGCTTCTATGCAAGGTCTACTTGGGAATATGTTGAAAAAATAAAAGTTTTATATATAAATGGTATCCGTCTTTAATGATCCAAAACAATTAGTACGTCAAGATAAAATCACGGAATTTTGGCCAGTAAACACACAATCCTCAGCAGACCGGGTTAACGCGAGTGTGAGGTTTATAATTTATGCCACATGCATATTGTACCTCATTCGTCGTGATATTCGGGTATTTGTCCTCGGCGCTACCGGTGTAGGTGTTTTATACGCGATGGAACAAAATAACATGATTAAACATGGTTCCGCGCGTGCGGCTAATGGAAATCCTGGATGTCAACTCCCTACCGCCGATAACCCTATGGCAAACGTTTTACTGTCCGATTATGATGGTCGTCCCGACCGCCCTTCCGCTTGTGATGTAGATAGCGTTTCTTCAGAAATAGATAAATATTTAACCGGTGATGTTCAATACGGTCCTCAGAAATCTCGTTCCCCTTGGCCCGGTCGTCAAAGGAACGCTCTCGCGAGGCAATTTGTAACTTCTCCAGTATCCGGAATACCAGGCGATCAGACCGCATATGCCGAATTCTTATATGGTAAGAAGGGTGCCCCCATGTGTAAGACTGATGGATTATTCTGCGATCCCAACGCTCGTGGTGTTCAATTGGAAGCTTTTGGGGGTATAGATACTAATGAAGGTGCTAGGGGTGGTGGTGGTTATGGTAATTTTGGTAGCGGTGGTGGTGCCGGTGGGATGAGGACTGGTCCATCGTCTCCGGGTGGTATGCAATAAAACCACCTATTTAGGTAGATAATATTCTCATGTAATAATAAATGGCGTACCAACTCCAACCAGGATTAAGTCTTGTCCAAAATCCAGCACATCCTCCCGTGTGTGCCACCGATGAAGTTTTTGTTTACCCTCAGCCCAGTACACTTAACTATGGTGGTCGCCCAAATACCATGTTATACGGAACCGCTCCTTATATGGCCGGTAAAGGTTCCCCAGCCCAATTCATAGAAACGAGTGATCAATTGCGTCCTCAATCCACCTCTACATTTAATACATCTATAGCTAAAACATACGAAAATCAATATTTCCCCATTCAAAATGTCGAATGCAAGTTGCCTCTTCGAACCAGG